CCACGGAGGCGGAAATTGCCACTCTCGCCCAGTTGCTCAAGCTATCAGCCAAGGCCGAGAACGTCATCCTGGCGGACGACATGGCCAAGTTCCTGAAGCAGTCGCTCGATGCGCTCGGCTGACCGCGTTGCCGGGTCCGCCCCGGACGAGCTGCGCGCGCTGATGCAGCGCCACGACCTCACCCGTTCGATGGTCGCGGCGCTGCTGGACGTGCAGACCGTGACCGTGGACGCCTGGCTGGCGCCGCCCTTGGCGGCCTCGCACCGGCACATGCCGGCAAACCTGCTTCGGCTGCTACGGCTGGAGCTGCGCGAGGCCCGGCCAGCGGGCATTCCCGCGCGCCCGCGCCCAGGGCCGAAACCTCGGACAAAGGGGCCGAAGCACAAGCGGCCCCGGGCCGGGGCGAGTGGGCCCAGTTAGACGCGCGTCACGGTGTAGTCATGCTCCTGCCACGAGTCTATCCCTCCGCGCACCGCCTTGACGCGCACACGGACCGAACTGTTCAGCACCCCGGGAGAAAATCCGCAATCTGCCGTCTCGGTTGTCCATGCGTAGCTGGTACCCGTCAGGCCGCTGGCTGTCCGCCGGACGGTGGTCCCGTCGTTGCCGTAGAGCGTCACCGTGTAGGTCGTGCCGGCCTCCGGGCCGATGCTGCCCACGCTGGTGTCGATAAGCTGGTCAGACTGCCCGGGCCGATCTCGATGCACCCACGAGACCGTCAGCGCACCTGTGATGCTCACCGGGTAGGCCACGCTGTTGAGGCGCAATCCGCCCGGCGGGTACGGGCGCGACGCCCGCTGTGCCATGGTGGTAGTCACTGTGGGCGACGATGCTGTCTCCAGCAGCCCGCCAGTGGTGCGAGTGCGGATGCGCGCCTGCACCGCTTCTCCTGTCGCGTACTCGATTGGGTCAACGCCAGACAGGACCTGGTAGGCAAACAATCGCGCCCCAGACGGATGCGCCCGCGGCACGGTGTCTGCGCAACCGCGGCCGAGAGTCAAACCAGTACCCGCGCCGTCAATGCTGGCGACGCGGACAATCTCACCGTTCAGCCAGGCCGCCTGACCAACCGCGACAAGCGTCATGTCCACCGGCGCCGCCAGCGTAATCGATGTGTCTCCAGGACCAATGGCGGCAGCCAGCACGCCAGTTGGCGTCCACTCGCCGTTGCCCGCTGAAGCGTAGTCTGCCGACCCGACGCGAGTCTCCAGCGCGTAGTTCAGCGCCAGGCCTTGCGGGCGCGCGGCTGCGGTCAGCAGGTATCCAGCGTTCACGTCCAGCGCACTGACGGCGGACTGCCCCAGCGTGCGCACCAGATCCCGATACGTCACCTCGAAAGCAGTGATCGCAGTCGCGGCTACTGGCACGCGCGATGGCTCCGTCCAGCTCGGCGTCTGTGGCGAGACGTAGGTGGTTGCCGGCATGCCGAACACGTCTTGCACCGCGTCGATGGTAATCACGCCGTTGGTGAGCGAGCCGTAGTCAACCCGGCCCACTCGCAGCGGCATCAGGGTAACGCCAAGCTCGGGCCATGAAAACGCGATCACATCGCCAGGCAGCAGCCCGTAGCCGTCGCGCGTCACGCGCATACGCACCCGCGCCAGGCAGGCAGTGGCGGCGGTCACGTCGCGCAGCGCCACCCGCGTCGCCAGCGCTGCGGTTGGAAGGCCGGGATACTCCGTTACCGCAGCCGTCACGCGACCCTGCGCCTGCACAGATGCGAGGTTCTGCACCGTCACAGATCCCGTCTGGCCACTGGCCTGGTCCTCGAATCTGACCGTGATCTCGTTCGTGCAGTCCGTCGGCGCCGCGCGCTCGAACGACTCAATGTCGATTACGTTGCCCGCGGCGTCCGAAAACACCTCGAGGCTTGATATGGTGTAGTCCTGCCGGATCGCGCGCAGCCGAATCAGGCCAGTACGCGGGTCTTCGCCCACGGCAGCGCCCACGTGGTCCATGACCTGCTGGAGCAGGCTCTCGACCGGCGCTTGCTGCTGCCACACCAGGCACAGTCCCATGCCCTCAGCCTTGAAAGTCGCCGCCGCTTGCACAAAGGTTGCCGCGTCAAGGCGGGCCGCCGGGTAGCCGTTTCCCCACCGCCGATTGGTCAGCGCCTCATAGACGATGTGCGCCGGGTTGGCTGCGATCAGGCCGCCAGGCAGGATTACCTCCGCGTTGGCGGAATTCCAAACCGGCCCATCCCACCCGGACAACACCCGCCTCGCCCGCACCGACCAAGGCTTGATGTACGGATTGTTGCAGGCCACAAGGCCGCGGTAGACGATGCCGAGGATGCCTCGATAGCCCGGCTGCGTGCCGCCTTGCTGGCCTGACAGGTAGGCGTTCGCGGCTTGCGTCGCGCCGCCCATCATCACGTCGGCCGTGCCGCTCAGTCCTCCCTCGCGTTCTTCTCCTCCGAAAAGGTCCGGCGCGTTGATGCTGATGGCGCCGTTGGCCGTTGCCGTGCCAGTCCAGGCCGAGCGACCACCCGCGCGAATCTCCAGCACCGCGTCCACCGGCCCGTGGCAAAAGCCCATGTGCAGGCCCATGAAGTAGCGGAAGCCAACCGTCTGTTCTCCGCCCCCACCGCCGCTCACGATGCAACCTCGCGCCGCGCGAGTGCCGCCACTTGCTGCGCCAATGCGTCACCAGTGGCCTCCAGCTTGTCGGCCTCGATTCCGACAGACAAGAACTCGCTCCAGTCCCAACCCTGCCGCGCCCAAAAGTCGCGGCCGCCACGCGCGCAAAACCCAAGCTCTCGCAGGTGTCGCATGTAGGCCCGCGGCGCGCTCACTTCTTGCCACCGCCCTTTGTAATAGCCGAGGTGCGCATGTCACCGAACCAGATTACGTTCGGACCCTTGATCAACACGGTTCCGAAGATTACCGGCACGGGCCTTCCGTCCTCGGCCGTCGGCGCATCCACATCGCTAAGGCTTGCAGCCTTGGGGCCTTCTGGGCGCGGTCTCAGGGCGTTGGTTACTAGGGTCGCCACCAATACGATGGCGAGCTGAATCACAAAGTTCCAGACCATGGGCAACTCCTAATAAATTGGGTCAGACCCAAAGGGGTTTTTTGTCGGGATGAACGGCATGCCGCCGTAGTTCAGCGCGTTGCCGAACTTGCTGTTGCATGTCGTCAGGCTATGGTCACACCCCGGATAGAGGCGCACCGCTGCGCCAACCGCTAATCCCACTGGAGGCATGTCGATGGTGATCGCAGCGCCAACATGCGCGGTCACAAAGCGCCGCTCGAAGACTGGATCGGCGCCGAGCTGCCACTCGACGTACCCTCCAGCGAAAAATCCGTCCGGCAGCGCCCCGGCGGCTGTCACGGTGAGCGACAATCCGTCGATGACGTTGGCCACTCCATCCACTCGCACCGCCTCTGCGTTTGCCGCACAATCCACGCCGTAAAGCACGTATGGGCACGTCTTCTGGTAGTTGCGCCGCAGGCCCGAGCGGCGCAACGTGCCAGACAACGGCTCAAGCTCGATGTCCGCACGGCCTGCCGAAAATGAAACCCCAGTGATGACGCCTTGCCACAGAGTGATGGCCTCGTAATCTAGGTAGTGCATCTGCCGCAGAGCAAGCGCGATAGGGTCTGACGGGGGCGCAATCATGAACAGCGCCGCCACCGGGAAGGCGCGCGCCACCGTCAGCCGCAGCCCCGAGCGCTGCGCTTCAGGACCTTGCTCAATGTTGCCGCGCTGGATCGGGTGCGCCGCGTAGAGCACGGCGTCGAAGAGGATGTCTCGGTCCGAGCTGGTGTAGTTCCAAGCTATAGGCCCGCGCGAAAACCGGTACAGCTCCACCGGTCTACCATCGGCGGCGGATCGTTCCAGATTGTCGTATGCCATGCCAGAGTCTCGCCTACGCCGTTGTGCGGAATGCGCGCAACGACAGCGCCGCTTCGGCGGTCTCGCCGTCCCACCAGGCGAACTCGGCGGTGTCGGTGTCCGCCCGCGACAGGGCCATGTAGCTGATCTGCGCCACCTGCGCGGGCGTCACATCACCCGCGCCAAGCGCCGAATCAAGAGACAGTCGCTCCACCGATGGCGATAGCTCTGTCACGCTGAGGATGCGGCGGTAGAGGATTGATCCAGAGACCAGCCGTATGCGTATGTCGCGTCGCTGCACGGGTGGCGGATTCGTCAACGTCGCAAGGCCGCACCACGCCACGTCGATCTGCGTGGCGTTGCCGAGCACTGTGGCGGCAAGCTCCAAGTCATCGCTGAAGCTCGGCACCCACACCGCGCCCTGCTTGCCCCGCAACGCAAAGAGGCGCTTGCGCCACGTATCCAGCGCCGCTCGCCCGGCCAGCAGGTAGCGCATTCGCTGGGCCGGGAAAACCATCTGGCCCGTGTCCTCAGTCAACACCTTGCCGGTCCCCGGGTCAAACACGAAAATCTGGCGCGAGAACGAGGTCTCCGGTTCTCGTGACCAATCGTGAATCTCCTCCAGCACAGGAGCGCCGCGATATGTGGGCGACGCTGCCGAGGCCCACTTTGCCGGGTCCTGCATCTCAAAGCGGAGGCGCATGGTCGATGCGGAGCCCGTGAATCGCGCTGCTTTCGCCTCGTCAAGCAGCTTCGCGCGCCTCGCTGGGTAGACGCGAGTCCCGGCTGCCCACGACTGTATCGTCGGCCTCGAAAGGCCAATGCTACCGGCCGACACCGTTGCCACCTCGCCAACCTCGAAGGCGGCCTGAGCAGATCTGAGCATCACGAGATCGCCAACGGCGAACTGTCGGCCGGACGGATCAAGAGGAATGGCGCTCGATCCAGCGGCCAGCGGTGCGGCAAGCTCAAGTCCATCAAACCAAAGTGGCAGCGCTACAGTACGGCTTCCCCAACCCCACAGCAGCGTTTCGAGCCGCCGACGATCTGAGTCCGTTGGCGCGACGGTGAACTCCAGTGTTTGCCGTGGATCAATGCGAAGCGCGCGCCGCTGCTCCTCGCCCCGGTAGGCCCGCAAGATATCGGTGCGCCACTCCAATCGCTCCAGGATGCCGGCAGACCAATCTGGCGCAAAGACCCACGCAACAATGCGCGATCCCACAATGACAACCGCTGGCGTCTGACCAGTGCTGAAGCCAAACGACAGCGTTGCATTGATCGTGGTGGGGCCAACCGCACTAACCCCAAGCTGGTAGCTCTTCGACTCCAGCGGCGCAAAAGCGACCGGCGTGGTGGTAGAACCGGCCAGCGTAACGCCCTCTGCGTTGGTGGCACTGATCGAAGTCATTGAGACTGCGCGGCGCCAGGCATTCCAGACCCACAGAGTCTGTGTCTGGTCGCTAACTAGGTTGCCAAGGTCAAGACGAAGGAACTTGAGATGCACGCGATCGTAGAAATCCAGACGCGCAAAGCCCGGCGCGAAAGTCGCAGCTAGCGAATCGCTGACTGGCCTGTATCCCTCCGTGATGCCGCTCACCGCGACCGGGCGGCGAGCGTTGACGAACGCCGACGCGACGGAGTTACTGGCAAAGGCCGGGAACCGCTGACGGGTCCAGGTGTAGTTCCAAAGCACGCTAAACGCCGGCACGGAATCTTCCTAGCCGTTTTGCCTGAAGGCGTAACCCATGTACCACGAATTCTGCACACCTGGCGGGCCCGCCAATGCAGAACCCTTGCGAATCACTGGGAACACGCGCCACGTGTCCGAGCCCAACGTCACCGTGTCGCCAGGCGTGAAGTTTTCCACGTTGATGTAGCGCATGTCCTCGGGCCACCCAATTGGATGCAAGAGCTGGTCTGTGGTGTCTGCCTGCACAAAGCAGAGCAGCGGCAGCAGCGGAGCGCGGCCTGTAAACGCAGACTTTCGAGACCACGGAAGCGCGCCCAATGTGCCGAAATCAGAAGCGTAAAAGCTACTCATGAGGCGCCCAACTTCGTTCGCATTGCCGTCGATGCGGCAATAGCGTGGCGACACCGCGCCAAAATCGGCGCGAACAATTGTGTTGCGCCACGCGCCGCCAGCGTTAAATGGCCATCCATGCTGCGTCGAAACCAAATTGATGAAGCTGGACCCAAAATCGTGCATCGTGTTGTAGCAGTAAGCACCGCTCGTATACGCACCCATCCTGCGCAACTGCCCAACGCCGAAATGCCGGTATGTCTGAGCCTGCACTTCAACAATGACGTGGAGGTACGGGATCGACGCACCAGAGGACGCGCAGAACGCGTGATACGAGACGAACGGACCCGGAAACCAGTTGCTTGATGACACAACGTTTGTTGGTGAAAAGTTAGGCTGCGATTCGGTGCTCGCGGAGTTGTACGTGCCAGACCACAGCAGCGCACCTAGAAATGGACCCGGGTTGATATCCGATCCGGCGCTGTTGTCGCTGCCGATCCACGCCTGCACCACGCCGCGTGAAAGAATCAGCGCATGCCCGTTTGATCCGGCTCCACCGGTGCGGGCTCCAGAAAAGTGGACCGTCCACCCGTTTGCCGAGGCAAACGTGCCAATCTTGTTGAGTAGGTCTTGCAGGTTTGTCGCTGTGCCGCTCTGG